CAACACCTCCACGGCGACGATCTCGCTAGACAACACCGACGGCCGCTTCTCACCGCTGAACACCTCGTCGCCTTATCGAGTCGGTGCCTACTCAGGCATCGGCCCACTACGCCCCGCTCGCATCCGAGCCAACACCGGCTTTCAAGACGTAACACTCTTCACCGGCTATGTGCAGGCATGGAACGAACACTTTCCCGACATGGGTGGCAACGCCACAGTCGAGGTCTCGCTGATCGGCGTCGAGGCTCGCATCGGCGACTTCACCAGGTACGCCCAAACCGCCTCTGGCGCTGGCGAGTATGCGAACTCTCGCATTACGCGCATCTTGTCTTCGGTCGGCTTCACCGGCAATCAATATCTGTCTCAGGGCACGAACCCTTTGCAAGCGACAACGCTCGAGGGCAACGCCATGAACGAGCTGCAACTTGTCGCCGACTCTGAAGGCGGCGCTCTGTGGTTCGGTCCCGATGGGGCCTGCTACTTCGACGGCATCTACTCGCTGCGCAATCGAGCAGCAAACACCTTCGAGCAGAACATCTTCACGACTGTCAAAGACACTGCGAGCAGCTCGGCACAGTATGCCTACTCGGACATCAACTACTCATACGACGGCTCGCTGACAAAGAACATCTACGCCTACTCAGCGGTGGCCGGAGTCACTCAAACGGTGACCGACGAGCAATCTCGATCCCTCTATGGAGATCGTCAGGTGTCGCGATCTGACCTCCTCTGCACTTCCGATGCCGACGTTCTCACGGTGGCCACCAAGGATCTCGCTCTGTCAAAGACGCCAGAGTTCCGTGTCGAATCGCTGACCGTTTTGCCTCGTGGGGAAACAGACCTTGCGGTCAAAGCACCGTTGACTCAGTGGGACATGCTGTTCAGCTTCTGTCAGCTTCGCTCTGGCTGCAAGATCATCATGGACCGTCGCCTAGGCACATCACTGCCGACGACGCTCGAGCGCTACTGCCTCATTCAACGCATCAATCACAACATCACCCCAGACAACTGGTCGGTCAACTTTGAGTTCACATCGGCAACGGTGCTGCGCGCGATCACCACACCCTGGGACGAGATGCTTTGGGACTCAGGAGTCTGGTCATGGTAATTGCCGTCATCGTTCACCCAATCGACATCGACAAGCACCCGACGATCCCTGCAGGGTTTCGCTGGTGCGCTCAATTCGGCACCGACGCAACTGATGTGTCGAGCTACCTGAACGCAGGCTGGGAAGCCAACGCAACCGACGCTGGCATCACTGGCGAAATGGTTGCCAGTGCTGTGGCCAAGGCGCTGATGGTTCTCGGTATCCAGCGTGACTACGTCGGCGTCATCCAACTTGCCGAAGATCCGATTCCAGCAGAGGACATCTGATGCCTTACACAACCATTGTCGCCGGAACCTATGCGACCGCAGCCTGGGCAAACGCCAACGTGCGCGATCAGGTCATCACCACGTTTGCCACAACCACCGCTCGAGACGCTGCGATCACCGCACCCGTCGAAGGCATGGTTGCCTACATCGGCAGCAACGACTCCAGCGAAGGTCTCTACACCTACAACGGCTCCACTTGGCGAAAGGGACCGGGATGGAACGCGCCTTGGGGCTTCATGGCCAGTGCTACATCATCCGCTACGTTCACAACTTCCGGCACAACGGAACTGACTATCGTTCAAACTGGTTCATTCACCGCGATAAGTAATCGGTATTATCTGATTACGGTACAAACGTCGTCCTATGCCTCACAGTCTGGTGACATCTTCCAAATCCGAGTTCGCAATAATAGTTTAACTGGTACTTCGCTTGGCATTGTTTCGCAGTCTTCATATTCATCTGGAGGTATCGGCTATCAAACGAACGGACTGTCGGTTATCACAACCATCGCCGCCGGTGCTTCCGCCGGTTTGTTTGTTACCGCTCAACGAATAAGCGGAACCGGAACAAACACTTACAACCACATCGCCTCCCCCGCTTACGTGACTATGACCGACATCGGCCCGTCCGGCGCACCGGCTTAGGAGACATAGATGGCCTACACAACGATCGTCAGCGGCACCAACATCACAAGCTCTTGGGCAAACGCCAACGTGCGCGACCAAGCGGTCTCGCCGTTCGCCAGCACAGCTGCTCGCACAGCAGCAATCACCGCCCCCATCGCAGGCATGGTGTCAACACTCACCACCAACACAGCCACCGAAGGCGTCGAGGTTTACAACTCGGCAGGCCAGTGGAGAATGCCGTGGAACCTGCCCTGGGGCTTTGTTCAATACACGCAAACGACGACGACTGTCACAAGCGGCAACAACACCAACATCTTGGTCGGCAACACGCTCAGCGTCATCAACCGTCGCCGCTACCGCATCACCGGCTTTGTGCCTGGCTACTTCTCAACCGCAGCGCTCAACACTGCCGAAGTGCAGCTCACTGTCGGCGGCACAGTCGTCAGCGGTCAGCGCGTCTTCACCTCGCAAGTCACTTCAGCTGAGAACGGTGCGACCGTCGTGGCTTACTACACAGCCACAGCCACCAACGCTTCTCTCGCTTGCAACCTTTACTCGGCAGCAGTCGTCGGCACGAATCACCAGTACAATGCCTCTGCAACCGTCCCAATCTTCATCGGCGTCGAAGACATCGGCCCATCGGGCGCACCGGCCTAATGGCAACAGTCGACGAAGTCCTAGACCTGAGTCGCTCGCAGCTCGGCAACCTTCCCAACCAGTACTGGGACTGGTATCCGATCGCTTACGGCTCCGCCTGGTGCTGTGTATATCAATCGTGGGTGCTCACTCACGCTGGCATCGACACGCACTATGCGTGGGTGTCAGCAATCTTCGATCACTATCGAGACCTAGGCCGCAACACCTACGACATCCGTTCGGCTCAACCAGGCGACCTCATCGCCTTTGAGTGGGACGGCACCGGCCAAAACTCCTATGACCACATCGCAATGGTCGAAAGCGTTGACGGCAACGGCGTCACCGCTATCAACGGCAACTGGGGCGGACACGTCACCCGTGCCTGGCACTCATTCAACGGTGGCGGCATTGCTGAACTCGCACGCCCCGAATACTCAACGCAACCCACGCCCACCCCTCCCAACCCATTAGAGGACGAAGACATGAAGCGCTACCTGCTCCGAGGAGACAAGAAGGGCGAGATCTACCTGACCGACGCTGGCCTTGGCTGGAAATGGGCGATCCCTGCTGGCCAACTCGCCAACGTCGCATGGGTCATCGGCCAATCAGGCGGACAGCTGCTGATCCCACCAGGCTCAACCACCACCGTGTGGGAAAACCAGACCGTGTGGGTTGCAGAACAAGCATTCGTCGACGCAATCCCAATGACAAAGTAACGCCATGCTCGCGCAGGTCTCAACGACCGTCAGCGACAGTCCCGGCTTCGGTGCTGCTGAATGGGTCGCAATCCTCACCGGCATCTCACTTGTGCTCGGTGCCATCACCACACTCGTCGTGCAGATTATGAAACTGCGCACCGAGAACCGTGACCAGCACGACCACAATCTTCGCTCGAGCAGCGAACGCTTCGACGAAGTGATGACCACCGTCAGAGACATTGACCACAAGGTCGAAGACGTGGCCGACAATCTGCAACGCCACGAGTTTGTGCATCACAAAGCCAAGCGGCGCTGGTAGTTCTTTCCCTCGACAGACGGGCGATTGCATGTCTGATTCAACGCGCACGCACCTAGTCATTCCTGACACGCAAGCCAAGCCAGGAGTGCCAACAGTTCACCTCGAGTGGATCGGTGCTTACATCATTGAGCGCAAGCCCGACGTAGTCGTGCACCTCGGCGATCACGCCGACATGCCAAGCCTCAGCAGTTACGACGTCGGCAAACGATCCTTTGAGGGTCGCCGATACACCGATGACATCAAAGCAGCCAACGAAGCCTTCGACATCCTGTGCGCACCGCTTGAGCGTTTCAACGATCACCAGCGCAAGATCAAGGACAAGCTCTACAAGCCCGAGCTGCACCTCACGCTCGGCAACCATGAGGACCGCATCAATCGGGCAAACAATGACGACCCGAAACTGCACGGCCTCATCTCCACCGACGATCTCAACTACGCAGCGCACGGCTGGCAGGTACATCGCTACCTCGAGCCAGTGTTCATTGATGGTGTCGGCTACTGCCACGTTTATGTCCAGCCGATGAGTGGCCGCCCGCTGGGCGGCGCAGCGGCAGGTCGACTCAAGCAGATCGGCCACACCTTCACAATGGGTCACCAACAAACGCTCGACTACGCCATTCGTTTCGTTGCCGGTCGAAGCCATCACGGTCTCATCGCTGGCGCTTGCTACCTGCACGACGAGGACTACAAAGGCCCACAGGGCAACGCCCACTGGCGCGGCCTCATCGTCAAGCACCAGGTCGAAGACGGCAGCTACGACCCCATGTTCGTCAGCCTTGACTATCTCTGCCGCCGCTACGAAGGCGTCAGCCTCACCAAGTTCACCGCTCACATTTACTGAAAGGCACCACCAATGGCAGTCTCAGCAGCAGTCGTTTCTGTTGGCACCTCAGCAACCTTGCTGACCGTTACCGAAACCGATCAACTCCCACGCTTCACCGTCGCTCTTTACAACGCAGGCGCAGCCACTGTCTACGTCGGCGCTGCAGGCGTCACCACCTCCACAGGTTTCCCGCTGGCAGCTGCTGGCACCCTGTCAATTGACCTTGACCGTGGCGAAGTTCTCTATGGCATCGTCACCGCTTCGACCTGCTCGGTGAACGTTCTTTCACAAGGCATCTGATGCCTGGCATCCGACCCTTCACGGGTCGCAAACTCACAGTCGGTCGAGTGCGTGGCGTCTACACACCACCCACAGGCGGTGGTGGTGGTGGTGGGCCAGCGTTCCGTTCCATTTCGTCGGCGGGTAACGTAGTTAATGTTGTCACTTGTTCGATGCCGACAGGAGTGACTACCGGTGACATTCTTGTTGCTCAGGTTTGTGAGACGATTGACAACAAGGCTGGCGGGTTTGGCACAGCACCGGCAGGATGGACGGCACGCCAAACATCCGCTGGCGATGGAAACAATCAAATTAGAACGTCGATCTATACAAAGACTGCTGGAGCGTCTGAATCAGCGTTCGTCTGGACAGGAGCCGCCAACGTCTACGCCTCTACCGTGACGGTTATGGCTGTATCCGGCGCAGCGTCTATCGACGTTGTAGGAGTAATGAATAATCCTAACGATTACTCAGGCAGTTACGTTGCCCCATCTGTAACCGCCACCGGATCGAGCAGTTTGCTTATTGGAATGTGGTCAACGACGGGTGGACCGTCACCTAGTTGGACGGCTCCAGCGTCAATGACGCGCCGATCCAATTTCGTTCATGCGCCATTGAATAGTTGGAATACAAGTTTTGCAACTCAGACCCTTTCTGCTTCGGGTGCTACCGGAACAAGAACAGCCACCAACACGGCAACAGCAGGAAACAAATATGCGACTTTGCTGGCGGTGAAGTGATGCGCTATGTGATCTGCGGACTTCATCGCACCGGCACCTCAGCGCTCATGCGAGCGATCTCGGAAGCCTCAACGCTAACCGCTTGGACCGACGTTGAAGTTGAAGCCGTTATCCGATCAAGAGAGATCGACCCCGCCTACAACCCAAACCCGGCTGGCTACTTTTCACACGGCACAATGTTCTCGCCGATCGCCGACTGGATCAGCGACACCCCCGACAACTCGGTGATGAAAGCGTCGCCCGAATCATTCCTCAATGGCGCAGGCACTGAGCCACTAATGGTGATCCTTACCGCTCGAGCACGAGCCGAGATTGAAGCGTCGTTCATGGCAGCGTTCGGCTTTGACGTAGAGGACCGTCGCTACGACGCGCGCACACAAGCTCAAGCGATACTCGAGCAAGCGACAAACATCGTGCTGGGCATCGTGAACTTCGCCGACCTCATCGACACACCTGACCAGGTGTTCGACAGTCTCGCCGCTGCTGGCTGGCCGATTGATCCTGCAGCTGCTGCAGCGACGATTGATCCAGCGCTTTACCGCAATCGATAACCACCGCCTGCAGGGAGGCAATCGTGGACACTCAACCAGGACCGCTCTGGGATTCGGTCACCGCCGAAGCCGACCGCCTAGTGCACGGCAACCGTGGTGCGCTCTACAACCACCCAAGCATCGACTACGGCCGCACCGCTGAGATCTTTGAAGCCATCACAGGCGTCGCACTTAGCGTGCCTGAGGCTGTCGCCTTCATGCTCGCAGTCAAGTTGTCACGCATCGGCAACGCACTCGATCAGCAATTCACCGCCGACATGGT